GTCACATCATCGACACGGTCCAACCACTTAATGAACTGGGGATCTGTGTCAACTTGCTGCCAGTCAGAGACGTTTTGAGCCAAAACGGCCTTCATTTCAGCCAACGAAGCGGCGTCAGATTGGCGTTTTACGGCCTGAACATCGCCCGTAAAGGACGCTAACTCGTACTTTAAGCGCTCATTTTCGCGTTTTACGTCCTGTAACTCGGCACTTACGGTGTTTTTCGCCGCTCTTTTGACGAAATCAACCATTTCAGGGCCGAATTGCGCCAAATCTTCGGCTGAAATGGTCGTTTCCTGCTCTCTAGCAAGTTCTTCGTACTTTTTAGAGGCTTCTTCGGCGCGTTTTCGCTCCATCTTGAGATCTCTCTCAAGATCCGCCAACTTTTGCTCCATCGCGTAGTCCCGAACGGGCTGTTTAGGCTCTGGAGGTGGCGGGGGAGGTGCCGGAGCTGGCTCTGGCTTCGGTTCTGGGGCTGGCTCTGGCTTCGGTTCTGGGATCGGGTCAAGGGGCACAACCGGCGCCTGCGCGGCGGGGTCTGCGGGGGTCGAGCTTTCTGATCCATACACTTCCTTGTACAACCGTTCTCCGGCTTCAACCCGCGCTCTGAGTGCTTCTGGGAGTGACATCACATGCCTCCTTTAGGTTCAGAGGCGGACTTGCGCTTAAGCATGCTCTCTCTAGCAGTGGAGACCTGCGCCACCACGTGTGACAACGCCCGTGTATACCCCTGCTCCGTATACACATGGTGCGGGTGCTCAAAGTTGCGCTGCACCAGCCGGTTTACGTTGGCCTGATGCATGTCAACGAGGTATCGCATGAAGATTTTAAAATCATGGTTGTCCAGGAGATGTACAACGCTCTCCAAAACTTCGTCCGTCATTCCCACGGTATTGGTCCTTACATGTAGTCCATCATTCTCATCAAGCCGGGGTGACCCCAGCTTGGTGACATGGAACGGGATTCATCCGGCTTCTGCTGAACTTTCCCGTAATCCCCCGTCATGCGCATGCGCATTTTCTTAACTCCATCTTCGGAGCTGACGGGAGAAAACCCGCCGGGTGCGTACACACCGACGGGAGACTGATTGTACGTAGACTTGTTGCAGTCACACCATGTATTAGCACGAGAAATTTTAGCGTCTGCGTCGTGTTTGCTTGCCACTAGAAGATCCTCCTGATTCACCGCCGACTCCGGCAACTAGACGTGTGGACGCTTCGGGGGTCCACTTACCAAACGACATGCGGCCCGAATCACTGTCGCTAGACGTGGCGGAGTGACCGCCCGTGTCCGCAGTGTGGTTACGTGGCGTGTTAGTCGTTGGCGACATGACGTTCTGTAGTTTCGCTTTCACGGTGTGTGCTCCACGTGTGTAGCCTAATAGGCAAAATTTAGCACAGTTTGCAACTGTTACAGTACAAACTGATCAATTTTTACCTAGACACTTGCGACATTTGTTGCATTCCTTCACTTACAGACCCCTTTTCACCCTGCGACCGAGGCGTTGGTGCCTGCCCACCCTGCGCTTGAGCGGCCCCTTGCATCACCGCTTGTTGTTGCGCTTGCTGTTGTTGCGCTTGTTGTCGCTGCTTGATGGTCTCACTGTCTGGTATCACCTTGGTGTGGTCCATGCCGATGTTCTTGGACAACTCACGCAAGAGACTGGCACGCCCTTCAACGCCCATGAGCTGCATGTCAACGGGGTTGTTTGTCATCTGTAGGAACTCCAACTGACGCATGCGGTCTTGTTCACGAGACATGGCCACCGATACGCCTGACACCACCACCTTCTCATCACCGCGAAGCGCCACACCTGAGTCCGTGAGCAACAACAGCCTGTACAGCCGTTCGATGTTGGGCGTCACCACGTTACGGTCAATTTGACGCGCGACGTTCTGAAGGATCTTGCTGGTGTTGCCCATGAGCATGGCCAGACCGGACGCAGTGCCCGCCGCACCCGCCATGGACCCAGACCCAGTGACGTATCGGGGAATGGCACTCACCTCATCCGCCTGTTGCGTCATGGCTTGGTAGACGTTCAGCAACTCACCGGCATTGGACGCTGGCTGAAAAAACTCAATGGGTTTGGACATGTCCCCACTCGGATCCGACAGGAACCGCCACCGCTTCCACGGATGCACGTTGTCGGGATCGGTCGTTGACGACAGACGCTCTTCGTTGACGTAGTACATGGGTCCGCTGGATATGCTCATGTTGTTAACCAGCGAGCGCATGCAGGCGTTGGCCACGTCCTGTACGTCCGCCAGCAATTGCACCAAGCTGGTCCCGTACACACGATCCGGCATGGGTTCGAAGGACTCTCCATAGTACGGGTGACGTGTGCCGATGGCACCGTCCACCACCAGCTTAATAAGGTGCTCGCCCACCACCCACGCACTCACCATGTATTCTTCGTTGGGGTCGCTCACAAAAGAATCAGGGATCTTGTAGTCCAGCAGCCACTCGCCACGCAGGTGGCCGTGGTACTCCAGACACATGATGCGCTTGGCTTCGTTGGTGGGGCGGTGCTCATGACCCTCGTTGTCGTCGCGGTCGGAGTCTGTGTCGTCCCAATACTCGAAATGGCCGTGTTGGTAGTCTTCCAGTGCCGCGTTGATGGCGTTGTCATCCGCACCCGGCGTTCCGCGCATCTTCACCAAGTCCACCCGCTTCAAAAATCTCCGTTCGATGATGTCGCTCTCCGCCAGACTCGTCGCCGCCGGATCGAAAAACACATCGAAGGGGGACACACGTCGCCACTTCACCATGGGCTTGGTCTTGAGTTTGGTCTTGGGCGCTTTGTTGCTTCCGGGCTTGGGGAGCACCCACTCGACCTGTCGCTCCATCTCTACGTATGGCCCCTTTATGATAGCAAGCGGAAACACAGGCAGATCCACGAGGAACTGCTGCATGGCCTTGTAGTAGCCGCCCTCTACCAAGATGTCTTCCATGGCGGCCTGCGCTTCGGCGGCTGCCTCATGGGCTTGCTCTTTGGCGGCGATGATGGCCGCCGACATAAGTTCTTCTGCACGCATCTGCACACGATCCGGTGTGACAGGCTCCCCCATGATCTCACTGGTCCCAGCCTCCGCTTGTATAAGCTTGCCGATGTCTTCTTTGATCTCTACAGGTACGGCTGGCACAGGCGTTGGCTGGATGGTCCATGGTTGCTCGCCCCCTAAATAGAGGTCACTGAGTACAGCCGATGCAGCGCGACACTTGATCGTCGTGATCCTCGCAAACACGTTGGACCCACCCTGCTGAGAGATGGCGTGCAGCTTCGTGTCGGTGTACTCACCCATATAACCACGCTGCGCGTCCGTCAACAAATCAGCGTAGTCCAACGTCGTGCGGTGGTTGCGAAACACATGCCACTGCTGCCGTATATGCTGAATAATGTCGTTGCGCGTGGGATCTTCAGGAATGAGTGAGTTAGACTCAATGTTGGACGTGACGATGTCCAGCGCTTCGTCGGAGACGTTGTTCGTGCGTATGTATTCAGACATTTCAGGAGCCTTATGGGTGACGTAGCTATAAGATACAAGTTTACGCCCGTAGCGGGTGATTTCGCACGGGACAACAGCCGAGTACGAATCCTAAAGGGACCGATCGGAAGCGGCAAATCCACTGCCATGGCCGTGGAACTGTTCCGCCGGATGCAGCAAGTTCCACCGGGCAAAGACGGCATTCGATTCTCTCAATTCGCCGTGGTCCGAAACACCCTTCGCCAGCTTCAGACGACGGTGCTCCCTGTCATTACGTCCATATTCGGCGGTCTCTGCGAGTATAGCCCATCGAAGAGCGAAGTCAGGTTCAAGTTCAACGACGTAGACTCCGTATGGCTCCTGCTCCCACTGGACACCCCCCAGAACGTCCAGCGTCTCCTGTCTTTGGAACTTACGGGTGCGTGGATGTCTGAGTGCCGAGAAATGCCCGTATCCCTTGTGGGTGACGTGTACTCACGATGCGGTCGATACCCGTCGCGCATGAAACATGGTGCAGACCCAGACTGGTACGGCGTCATTGCCGAGTCGAACAGTTGGGACGAAGACTCCGACTGGTTCGCCGCCATGCTCCCAGAGAACATGGACGCTACATGGGCGTTGTTCGTGCAGCCGCCCGCCATCACGAACATCGACTACGAGGAAGGAACGTGGGACGTAACAGGTGAGAACCACGAGAACCTTCCAGGCGACTACTACACGGACCTTGTGCGCTCTAACGGCGGTCTTAGAAGTCGTTGGGTGCGTCAGTACATTCTTAACGAAGTTACTGAGTCTCTTGCAGGCGAAGGTGTGTACTCCAACACGTACATACGCGACTTCCATGAGTTTAGCGACCTAGACGTGGTTCCCATGTCACCTATATGCGTGGGTCTGGATACAGGGCGCAACCCTGCGGCTGTTATTGGCCAGGTAGACGCCACGGGCATCGTGCGTGTGTTCGATGAGTGCTACATGACCAACTGTGGCATGGAATACTTCATGAACGAACGTCTTATGCCTTTGTTGCGATCTACAAGATTCATGGGGCACCAGATATACGCCGTGGTGGACCCAGCAGGCAACCAACGCAGTCAGATCGGAGAAGAGTCTGTTACTGCTGCCATCAACCGTCTGGGGTTGCCCGCGTTCCCAGCGTCTACGAACGCCATCGAGCCTCGTATACGTGCAGTTGAGAGCGTACTGGCCCGCCAAGCAGGCGGCCAAGCGGCCTTCCGAGTCGATGGACGGTGCACGGGGCTTATTCGTGGGTTTCGTGGTGGCTATAGATACGAGCGACGTAAGATAGACGGCGAGCTAAACGACGTAAAGCCCATCAAGTCACACCCCACGAGCGACATTCATGACGCGCTGCAATACTTCGTACTTGGTACGTCCTCAGCCGTGCGGACTGCTATCATGAACCGCATGACCCCAAGAACTGCAACGCGAGTGAGTGTGGACGCATGGACCTAGTACCACGTGGCGTAGACGTTAAGAAGATCATGAGTACGCGCATGATCCTTGAGATCGCGCAGGAGATAGAACCGCTTGACGTGATCCTCGACAAGTACGACGTGTCAGTAGAAGAGCTGGCCGTCATACAGAACGATGCACAGTTCATAAGCGCGTTGAGTGAGATGCGTCAGTTCTGGCACAGCGACTTGAACACCCTCGAACGGATCCGCCTGAAGGCGTCCGTCATGACCGAAGACTTCTTAGAAGTGTTGGCCGATATCGCCAACGATCCAGCACAGCCCGCCCCAGCACGCCTCCAGGCCATCACCTTGGCCAGTAAGCTTGGGGGTGCAGGGGACAAGAGCGACAACGGCAGCGCCCAGAACATCACCATCAACATCGAAGTGTAAGTTAGCGCCAGCTAGCTTACCCCCCAACTTTCTGATCAAAAAATAACCACTTTGGTTTTTCGCTCCCAGCTTTTTTTGGTCAAAAAATAACCACTTTGGTTTTTCGCTCCCAGCTTTTTTTGGTCAAAAAATAA